ACGACTTCCTCGACATTCGGTGTGTTTACCACATGAGTTAGATATTTTATTCCGTTGGAGTATCGGAATCCTCTAAGACCATTACCGCCGTTGACATGGGACCAGCACTTAAATTTATGATCGCACCACGAGCAACCCTTCGCCAATCCGAGGTTGCCTGACTTGCCTTCTGGGATCGGATTGTGACAAGGCGGTGGCGGCGTATCAGAATCGAGGAATTGTTTTGCATCACGTATCCTTTCTTCTGCGTTGATCATATGATTATCAGAGACAGTGCAGATGTTGATCTCGCCAGACTCTTTGTTGATGGCAAGGAATGCTGCACGTTTCTCATCGTGAGACTGGGCGTACGCACTGATCTGTCCGATGTATCCGAACGGGTCGTCAGCAGTAAGAGTTTCGGCAGAGTCAAACTTACGGAAGCCGAACCGGGATGCTGTCTTCACATCTGTGATGACGCCGTCGATACGTGCATCCATGTGTCCCTTGACACCGTCGATCTCCATCTCTTTCTGTTCGTCTTCAACTGTATGTCCTGCCTCACGGATAAGAAACAGGGTGATAGCCTCCATGACATGACCCATCAAGAATTTAATCCTGAGACTATACGACATGGAGCTATCCGGCTTACCGTCACGAATGTCGTACCAAAGTTGACGATCAGGTTTGCCGATGTTCGACATGCGGAGATGGCTGGGTCGGCTTCCCGACTCACTGATGGAGCGTAGTACTGCTTCCTTAATGTCTGTAAGGAAACGATCTACATTCTCAGGGTCGGGGGATTCGACACCAAAATCAAACATCGTCTGTAGATCGTCTGGTATATCTTCGAGTCTCTTTGACATTGCTGCCTCCTGAATATTGTGGGGGTGGGTAACGGGCACCCCCGGACCCGACTACTTATTCAGAGAAATTAGCTGCTTCATCAAAGTCTGCCATTGGATCAACAGCAGCGGTGTACTGGTTCAGGTTAAGAACCTGTACCCCAAGCAACTCAGCAGCCCATACATCATAACGCTTGTAATGGATAGGCTTGAAAGAGACTACAACTTCAGACTCATTACCAATCAAAACATTTGAGGGGATTGGTTCCTTGTTCTCATCGACAACAACGATAGAGTTTTCGTGCTCGTCTGGCTCATCAGTTTCCTGATTGTAGACGCGCTTAGTATTACGTGCTTTAATTTGGATGTAGTCACCCATCGTTCCCTTCGGATCAGTCTTGATTTTCTCACCAAGATTATGTCCAGTCAGAAACACTTTGTCCTCTTCGGTAAGATGACCGATGTTGATTGAATACTCAATCTTCTCCGGGTCAAACCGATTCGGGACGGCCTCGTGAACTTTGGCCCAGTATGCTTTGCCACGTAGTGCAGCCATTCTCTTAACTCCTTCTGTCTGAGGGGGCACGAATCCCTTGGTACGTGCGGTGGATGGGTGAAGCCCCCAGTGTTGGAAGCACCGAGGGTTTCAGAATTGGCTGATTGATAGCGCAATCAACCTTTCTTTTTACCCATGTCTGTACAGTATTCTAGTACGTATGGCATGTCAACTAAAAATCTAGGTTAGTTTGTCCTGCGTCCTGTCCGGACATGATCTCAATGTCTTTAATAAAAGCATTGTAGTCTTCATGCACACTATAAAATTTAAGAACCTCCTTCATGGCATCAATCGGGGTGTCTGAGTTTTCATGATTACGTCGGATGAAATCACGTAGCGATGCAGTCACAACCTCATCGACCCAAGAGTCATTCAGGTTTACTTCTACTCTCATCTAACTTCTCCAGCTTGTTGATAGCCATGTTGTAACAATCAGCACGGACGATGAAACCGTTGTCCCCATCCTGTTCCCCACGACGGAGGAACCGTGCGTCTTCGATGTACTTCTTCTTGTCGTAGTGACCCAGCACCCACGCCTTACTGTTGTCGTAGTGGACGCGACAGAAGATGTAGATATTACAATCCTGTCGTGGATTAAAGTTGGCTACCGAACAATCGTAATAGTCCCTTGGCGGCGTACTGGTTCGCTTCGTTTTAACGTCTGCGGTACGTTTATCAGGTAAGATCAGGTCGTATTCATAGGTGTGGCTAATCGCGCCACCATAGGTACGTTGTGCGGCGATCTCACCAAGGAACCCGGCAATGTTACCGTCTCCGGACTCGATGGAGTTGTTTAGTTTACCCATCTCATCAGATAGTTTAGACGCCAAGCTGCGATCCTCATCTGTAAATTCGACCATATGCATCAGTGTGTCTCACTCCAGTTGTTGCCCACGTTGAAATCACAATCGAGTGGGCAGTTGAAAGATAACTGTCGGGCCACGGCCTGTACAGCATTTTTTGAGATCAGTCCGATCTCTTCAGGATCGACGCCGTCGTCAGCCTCGATACACAGTTCATCATGGATCATTGCCACGATGTTAGCCCCCGGGGGGAGCGTGTCGTGCACGTTGATCAGCCACTGCTTGGCAATGACTGCGGCACACGACTGGAGCAGGGTGTTCAGTGCTGCGTGTTCTGATCTAATGCGGAGCCATCGTCCGTCGATCCCATGGACCTTGCCTGATGCTGCCTGTCCGGTAACCCGTTGCTGTAGCTCTGCAAATGATGGCATACCACGGAGATATCGTTCCCTAATTGCAGCACCCGCATCTGATCTCCCTCCGATAATTGCTCCCAGCTTTGCATTTCCTGCCCCGTAAAGAAGAGCGTACGTGAAAGTCTTCGCTCCAGCCCGTGTAGGCAGTCCAGCAAGTTGTTGAGTTCTTGTGTGAACGTCTCCATGAATCAGTTCCTCGGTGTAATCTTTGTCGTTAAGATAGTGGGCAAGGCAGCGTAGTTCTATACCTGCAAGGTCGGTCCCGATTAGTTTCTTACCTGTCGGGACAGTCCAGCAGGATCGACACTCCATCCCGTACTCTGACTGTGGTCCGGGTACTTGCTGGAGGTTAGGCTTGGTACACGACATACGATGCGTCACTGCCCGGAGTGTCATGTAACTGGCCCGGACACGGCTATCATCGTCTACCTTCTCCATCCATGATGTGATCTGTGTTACTCGTTTCTGGAGGAGGAGGTATCGGGCAATCTTTTTGGCAAGAGGCAGGTCAATCTGGGACAGTACTGCCTCGTCAACAATTGGCTGACCATTCTCTGTCTTCTTCTTCGGCTTCCATCCCTGCCTGATAAGACGTTCCCCGATCTGCTTACGCGAGGCAAGGTTGAATGACTGCCACTCGATGGCGGTGTGCTGCCCTGTACCGGGACCGCCTGAACACACAGCAGGGTCGGTGAGGTGACGCAGACCTACTGTTGATAGCGTCCCATCCTTCTTGTACTTAGGCGTGACCAGACGCTTGGGCTTTGGGATGTCTGGCAGGTCTGCAAGAACCTCGGCCTCAATGTCGTACACCTCTGATGAGAGACGGGCGACCAGCCCGGCTGATGTTGGCTGATCGAGATAGAAGCCACGATCTTCCACGTCATTCATCACTGCCCGGACACGATGCTCCATCCGGATAGAGTCACGCCACGAAGACCCCTTGTTTTTGTCATCCATTCTGTGTGCCTCACGCTGTAGGTACATCAACAGACGGTGGGTCAGGTCAACATCTTTGATACAGTAGGTGATCATGTCTTCGGATAAACCACCCCCGAAGTCGTGGAAGTCTATCTTGGCATCACCGAAGCGTTCACCCCATGATCGTAAGCTGTGTCCGCCCTGCCTGTCAGGCCAGAGTAGCTGACTGAGCAGCATAGTATCTCTGACCTTGCCGATATCCAGATCAGCATTGAGCAGACGATTGATAACAGGGATGTCGAATGACACTGCGTTGTGTCCGTACATCCAGTCGAACGAACGGAGATAGTCAGGTAACTCTGACAGACTATCCCCGGAGAATGTTCGTCGATCTTCTGTCCCGACCACACGGGTACATGCCAGATGAATTACCGTAGCATCAAGATCATCTGTCTCTATGTCTACGATAACGTCGGTCATGATGTGAAGTCAGCCATTGGTGAGTTGTCCATGATTGGGGTATCAGTCTGCGTCGGATCGCCAACCTCTGTCAAGCGTCCTGTTTCCTTGTCGTAGAACAGGTAGGCAGCAGCACCGGTCAGTCCGGAGAACCTGTTCTTCAGAACCCTGACAGTGGTGGTGTTCCGGATTGTCTCGTTCTCATGCTGACCGTTACGTTCCAGACCGATGACCATGTCGGATAGCTGGGCAATCGCAGCCGATCCACGTAGCTGTGACAGGCTGGTCATCGCACCGTCCTCATGCCCCTGTCCTTGGGGTCGTCTGAGATGAGACACCATGATCAGGCTGATGCCCAGTTCCTGAATGAGTGTCCGAAGTCTGGTGACAATCTCGTCGATGGCCTTACGTTCATCGCCATTCTCCTGACTTGATACGATGATGGAGAGATGATCAAGGACGATGTACTTACAGTCCAGAGCCTTTGCCATGTGCCTGATCCTCCCGATGATGTTCTCAAGATTGCTCGACCCGAAAAATTCGTAGAAGAATACACGGTCAGAATCGAGGGTAGCATCGAATGCCTTACGCATATCTTCGCGAGATACACCATGGTCGGGCAGGTGGAGCGGCTTGTCAGCAGCCATCGACATGAATCCAAGGGCTGATCGCTTGATGTTCTCTTCAAGGAACAGGCACCCGATGTTCTCGTCGGTGATGTTGAGTATATGGTACATCAGTTCGCGGACAACGGCTGACTTGCCCAGCCCTGAACCTGCTGTGAGGGTGATAAGTTCCCCGACACGGATGCCGTACGTCATATCCTGAAGACCCTGATACGGGTACGGGACAGATGGGGTATCATCTTCTTTCATGATCTCATCCCAGAGAGACGAGCCTCGTCGGATACCCTCCGGGGTGAAGCCTTGCGCGTTCCACCAGCGGCTTACATAGTCTTGTGACTTCCCCTGCTCCAGAAATTCT